CGATGATGCAGCACCTAGTCTTCAAGGTGCTTAAGGAGAAGATCCGTGGTAGGACTCCCTCAGGTTCACCCAGTCTAGACAAGCGTGTACTCGAGAAACTGGAGGAGAAGCATCCCGTCCTCAAGGCACTGGCGTCTTGGAGGTCTAGGTCTGCCATGATCACCGGGTTCGTAGACAAGTGGTCCCAATACGTGTCTCCCTCCGGTCTCATGCACGGGCAGTTCAGCCAAGCCGTTACCATGACCGGCCGCCTCTCCAGTACGGAACCCAACTTTCAGAACATACCCAAGAACTCCATCGTCAAGTCAGTGTTTGTAAGCAGATCCGGCGGTTGGCTGATCGCCGGCGACTACGCTCAGCAGGAGCCTAGACTGGTGGCCGGGATCAGCGGGGACGAGAAGATGAAGTCGGCTCTGAATGACGGACTTGACCTGCACCGTTTCGCTGCCAGTGAGATCTTCGGGGTCAAGTTCGAGTCGGTAGACGACAAGCAGCGCGACGTCGGGAAGCGGATGAACCTAGGTATCATCTATGGTCAAACCGAGTACGGACTGGCTCAGAAGACTGGCATGAGTCTGCCGGACGCCCGGGCCCTTCTCAAGCGATACGACGTTGCCTTCCCGGGTGTGGCCCGGTGGAAGCAGGAGCAAGTGGCGTTCGCCGTCCGGAACGGCTACGTCAGTGACCTGTTCGGGTCCCGCCGGCACTTGCCCGACGTGTGGTCGAACGATGAGGCTACCCGCCACCGCGCCTACCGTCAGGCCGGCAACTCTCCGATCCAGTCCACCGCCGCGAAGTTGACCATGCTGTCCCTGTGCATGATGCAAGAGAGGTTGTTTCTGAAGGGTAGCGTCATCATGCAGGTCCACGACTCCGTGGTGATCGACGTCCCCGACCGGTGGCTCGATCAAGGTCTCGAGATCTTGAGGGAGTGCATGTTGATCCACAACGAGATGCCGTACTGGGAGCCCCGGGGCGTTCCGTTCAAGGTGGACGTGAAGGCCGGTCTGAACCTCAAGGAGATGTACGATGTCAAGTAAGAGCAAGGCCGTGGTGGCCCAGTCTACCGACTCGGCAGTCGGAGCGAGACGTGTCTACGTCGCAATCGCGCGTACCGTTTCCCTTCCCGGATACGAGTCGGTAAGGGTGGAGTACGGCGAAGGAGATGAAGTCAAGTCAGGTGAGAGTCACGACGAAGTGCGTGACCGTCTCGTGGCGCGTGTCCATGAGACTGCTTTCGAACTGGTCGAGGCACTGAAGGAGCAATTGAAGTCATGATCGACAAGGATCTTCTCCGCAAGCAGTTGAAGGACGCTCAGGAGCGTCGCGCCACCGGGATGGTGGCGTACGTCAAGGAGGACACCACCCTGCGCATTCTCCCGTTCACTGATGCGTCGACCGGGAAGGCTCTCGTCGCCCGGGAGTTCCGTCAGTGGCGCCCCAGTGGCGAGGGACGGCCCGTCGCTCACCGTGGAAACTGGGGCAAGCCCGACCTGTTCGAGGTCGTTCGGCAACAGGGGGCCGAGTTCCCTTGGCGCCCGACCACTGCGTACCTCGTCAACGGCGTGGACGTCGCTTCCGGCGATCAGGAACTCCGTACGTGGCAGTTGCCGGCCTCCGTCTACGAGGCGATCGTCGAGATCCTCCTTGACGACGAGTTCGAGAATGTCCTCGACCCCAAGTCGGGCATGCCGTTCAAGATCAAGCGCTCGGGTACCGGGCTCAAGACCAAGTATTCCGTGATGGTCGGTCAGAAGGCCGTCGACGTCTCGAAGTTCGTCAAGCAGGTCCGTGATCCTCTGTCGGCCATCGAAGACCCCGGGTTGGCCCGTCAGGCTGACGCTCTCGGCGTCGACCTGTCGGAGTTCGACGTGGAGGAGTCTGATCCCGAGCCGGTGGCAAAGAAGAAGCCGACGAAGGCCGCTCCCGTGGCCGAGGAGACCGAGGACGAAGACGAGGGGGGCGACGAGCCCCTGTTCCCGCCGGCGGCTTCCACGGCCAAGCCGAAGGCCACCGGAGCGACTAGCATCCGCGACCTGCTCAAGGGAGGTAAGAAGTGATCGAACGAGGGGCAATCTGCGTCATCGACTCCCAGTGGGGGTCTTGTGGCAAGGGCAAGGTGGAAGGTGCGCTGTATCAGAAGTATCCCGACATTCAGGTCGGGGTGTCTGACAACATGCCCAACGCCGGCCACACCGTCTACGACGCCAACGGCGTCAAGCGCGTTCTCAAGGCTCTTCCGGTCTCCACCGCGTTCGGGCGCACTGGCGTCCTTGGTCCCCATGCCGCGTTCTACGAGTCCACGATCGGGGTGGAGTGGGACGCGCTCAAGGACTTGGGCGGGGTCCTGTACATCGACAAGATGGCTAGCGTGGTTCAGACCGCTGACAACATCAAGGAGATGAGTCTCGTTCAGAACATCGCGTCCACTGGTCAGGGTGGTGGTTCTGCCTCGATCCGGAAGATGGAGAGGCTTGGGCTCGGCACGTTGGCAGTCAACTACAAGCCCGACGATCCCCGCCGGCAGATCGTGATGTCGACCGCCATCTACGTACAGATGGTTGCTCGCCGGTCCCCCGTCATGCTCGAGGGATCTCAGGGGTTTGACCTCTCCTTGAATCACGGGCACCTGTACCCTCACGTTACCAGTCGTGACGTCACCCCGAACCGGATGCTAGATAATGCCGGACTCAGCCCGTTCGACTGCAAGGAAGTGATCGGAGTGGTCAGGACCTTCCCAATCAGGGTCGGGAACTATGGTGAGTTCTCGAGTGGCCCGTATTACCCCGATCAGGAGGAACTGTCGTGGTCGGACGTTTCCGAGATCGCCGGCAAGGAAGTGTCCGAGCGCACGACGGTGACTAACCGCGTTCGCCGGGTGTTCTCGTTCTCCACCAACCAGTTCGTCAAGTTCGAGAGGACTTGCAAGCCCACGCGGTTGTTCGTCACGTTCGCCGACTATTTGCCGAAGGCGAAACTGGACGCGTTCATCGACCAGTTGCACTCGATCAGTGACGCCCGTGTCATGGGCATCTCGTACGGGCCAAGGCCGGAGGATACGGAATGGCTCTGATCGTCTGCATCATCGGGACCACTGGTTCCGGGAAGTCGTTCACCGTTGAGCACGGGTTCCCCCACCCCCTTTGGATCAGGGGTACCCCGGGCAAGATGATCAGGTCCTCCGTTGGCATGTATCACGCCGCAGAGGAAATGAACCCTAACCGGTTTGACTTGACCGAAGACCTTGTTAGGGACTACGTCTACCGGTTGGTGCAGGTGGCCGACAAGGTCCGAAGGCCGGTCGTGTTGGACGGTTTCCCCCGCGACAAGCAACAAGCAGACTGGTTCTTCTCCATGTTTGCCGAGCACGAAGTCATGGTGTTCTCAATCAAGCCGGCGAGAGAGGTCAAGTTCGTGCACGGCACGGATGAACACAGGCGGCACGAGTGCAGCGTCAAGGACGTGTCCGACGTGATGTACACCGCCGTGGAGAGAAGGATCTTGGTCAAGGAGTTCAAGACACCATGGATAGACTACTGATCAAGATTGACCCCGTCGTGGTGTTGTCCGTTCCCACTGCTCCGGCTAGACCGGGTGACGCAGGACTGGACCTATTGAACGCCGGCCCGTCTGTTGCGATTCAGGTTGGTGAGACCGTGCAGATCCCGTGTGGAATCAGGGTCAAGATTCCCACCGGTCACTTCGGGATGATCACTGGCCGGTCCAGTACCTTCTCCAAGAAGGGCGTACTGGTCCCCACGTCCATCATCGACGAAGGTTACGTAGGTCCCCTTTACGTGGTCGCTCACAACCCGGGAGTAAGGACTCTTGGTTCCACCCGTGACGTAAGGGTCGAGATGGGCGAACGGATCGCTCAACTGGTGATCATCCCGTACCACCGGGTGGAACCAGTCGTGGTAGACGAACTTCCCGAGACTGAGAGAGGTTCAAATGGATTTGGTTCGACGGGCTGACTGCCCCCCTTCACTTGAACCGCTGATCCTTTCCTCCCTTGCCACCGACCCGGATTTGCTACCACAAGTTCGGGTCGTGGTGTCCGGGGATACCTTTGGCGATCCAGTTAACCGTCTGATCGCGGAAACGTTGATCTCATTATTTGACAAGTATTCCCGGGTTCCCGATCTGCGGGTGCTCGAGGAGGCCGTGTCTGAGAGTGGTCACAGGTCAGCCTACGAGGCTCAGGAGAGAGTCAGGTCATTATCTCCGGTCAAGGACGTGGCGTACGTCAGGGACAGGATCGTCGGATTCTCCCAGTGGAGGGCGATCGACTCAGCCTTTGACGATGCCGACGAACTGTCGCCGGAGGAACTGGCTGATCGGATCTCGAAGGCCAGTAGGATCGGGTCTACGTTGGGGGAGTCGTTTCTGACTCTTGACGGTGACGTGGGGGCAACGGATCTGCGCCGGCCGACGATAGAGACCCCGTGGCCGTACGTGAACGACCTGCTCCGTGGTGGTCCGGAGAAGGGGGATCTGTGCGCCATCCTCTCCTTCATCAACGTCGGCAAGACTACGCTGTTGGTGAACATTGCGGCGGCGGCCATGGCCAAGGGCATGAACGTGGTGTACTTTACCTTCGAGGACGGAGAGCGAAAGATTCGTCGACGGTTCCTTCAATGCATCACGGGGATGACCGTGGAGCAGTTGATTCAAGACCCCGACAGGGCGTCCAAGATGAGGGACAGATTTCTGAAGAAGTCGGGTGGGATGGTGAGCATCAAGGGGTTATTGGTTCGGCAGTCTACCGTGCGGGACGCTTGGAACTTCGTGAAGGGGCACCAGTTGAGGACCGGGCGACCAGTTGACCTCGTGGTCACCGACTACGCCGACCGTTTCCGGGCGTCTACCGCAAACCGTGAACC